AAAAATTATTTGAAAAACTTGACAAGATCAATCAACAATTCTAGAGCAAAAATTTCTTAATTTTAAAAAAAATTTATTGATATATAACAATAGTAAATGCGACATCATGTCAAAACTACTAATTTGTTCTAAGACTGTTCTATTTGGATATTGGATCGTAAATGATAGAACTTTTCTAAGGTCGTAAATTACGACTAAATCTTATTATGAACGCCTATATAAATCTATGGGTGTCAGTTTTATCTCGAAACATATTAGACGCAACATTTAGAACTAGCCCCAACTTTGACATTTCAGATCATGTGCTTTGTGCTGAGGCTCAAGCATGGATAAATAGCAAAAGTTTTAAATATATTTGTATGCTTATTAATGTTGAAGCAGATATTGTGGTAAAAATTTATGAAAAAATCAGAAAAACCAAAAAAAAATTCAGTCAAAGCGAAGCCTACGAAATCGTCAAAAAAGCCATTGAACGACATATTGGCAGATAAAGACATAAAATGTAGTTTATTTATCCATAAAGATTATGATGACAACAACAATGTAATAATTGTGTTTCAAGGTTTTAACGACAAAGACGAATGTATGAAATTTGTTGAAAATTATAAATCAGATCATGAAGAATTTAGAGAAGTAGATCAAGAATACTATGGAACTAAATACACAATACATTAAGGCAACCCAAGAATATCAGATTGCCTAAAAATAAATTGATTTCAGTAATTTGTAGTAAGTTTAAATTTAACTTCTAGGTAATTATCATCACTATAATAATTGCAGTGTTCATCAGAATGAAATCTTAAAGTTTCTATAAGATCAACTAAATCATAAACATTACATTTTATAGTTTCACCTTTTTTTATTTGGGGTTTTTTTAATTGAATATGTTTATTTTTCTCTTTAACCCATTTTGTTTTAGTACATTCTACTTTTGTGATTTCTAAATCATCATAACTAAATATTGGTTTCATTATTATTTACCTCCAAATGTTTTCTAATAGATTTTAAATCTAACAATTTATAATAAATATCATTTACCATATCATGTGATATAAAATCATTGTCGGCTAGTTCAAATAAATCAGCAATCGATAATCTACATACTTTTTCTATATGTTCATCACTTGCTTCAGTTTTTGCGTAAGTTTCATTAAACATTATTATTTACCTCACTTTTATTGTTACTAAAATAATTAACAGATAATAACTTATTAACTCTTTTAAGTTCCTTTAATCTGTTGATGCGTTCCCTATGGTACTCATAGCTTGTTTTACCATTATTAAAACGATATTTATCGTTGCCGATAAATTCCTTTTTTTCAGTCTTAATCATTATTATCCTCGCTTTCTTTTTTAATGTAATAATTAAAATCAATTCCTTTTTTTATTAATACAAAACAAGAATTTAAATAATTTATTAAATCTTGATAATTTACAAATTCAGCAAAAAATAAACTTTGGTTTTTTGTTTCGTTGCAAATAATATTTGTTCCTTGCTCTGTTCCTGTAGTAATAGAAAATTTATATACTTTCATTTATCATCACTCTCTTTCTTAACTCTTTTATAAAGTTTGTAAGATACATAAAAGAATACAATCAATAAAATTATGTCCGCTCCGTCTAATCCTTGTAAAAACATTATTTAATCTCGCTTTCTTTAACTATAATATTGTTGATATTCTGATTGATCTGGTTTTTTAGTCCATTCACAATTAATATCATGTTTGTTATATACTTTAAGATCATGCTCAAAAATTACTTTCCAATATTCTTTTTTGGTATTTAACTGTTGAATATAATCTTGCTGATCTGAATTGAGATCCTCATAATATTCTTTAAAAACATTTGAAACATTAGTCCACCTAGTTTCATAAGTTCCATTTAATAATAATACTTTAATTGGAACTATGTTTTTATTAAATAAGGTTTCTAATCCGTCTAAGTTTCCGTCTTGCTCAAATTGATTGGCTATTTCTGTATAATCCATTATAGGCTCAATTCTTTCTGAGTAAATGTATAACCAACTTCTTTAAGTTTATTTATAGCAAATTGGCTAAATGTTTTTTGATTTGTAATCTGACATAAAGCTATAGCTTTTTTACAGATTGGATAAACTAATCTATTACCATATACAGTTTTTAGTTCTATTGTTAAGTTCATATTATATTTCGCTTTCTTCAATACTTAGGTATTGATAAAAGGGCTATTAAAAGCCCTTAAATAAATATCTAATTATAATTTATTATGATTGATTGATCCTTTACATCATCAAGAAATATTTCTTTATTATTTAACTTTCTACCTAGATTTATCAAATAATGTGCTAAATCCTCGCTGATACCATGAACATCTGCAATAGCTTGAACAGTCAAATAATTATTAACATAATCAAGAAAAAATTCTGTTGCGTTTATAGTTCTTAACATTATTTAAAACGCTTGAATGATTATTGCTTCACTATTTGGCACTTCAATAACAGTAGTATGATCTCGTAATTGTTCAAGACTGTTCACACTGTCATATTGATCCAAACATTCTTCGATTGTGTCATACTCATCAAAATCACATCTTAACGCTATCGGATCAAACTCCAATTCAGTGTCGCAACTTTCTTCATATTCTGTTAAATATTCAAACAAAGCCAAAGCTCCGAGCCTAGTAAAGCCGTGTTGTTCTTTTGCCATTTCATCAACGAATTGATATTGTGTAATTGTATCTTTCATTTGATACCTCGCTTTCATTATCCTTAATAGATCAAATATATATCAATAAGTCAAGTAGATTTATTGACAAAATACGAAAATAAAAGAAACATTTACATAATAAGGAATAATTAAGAATGACAAAAGGCGGAAGAATTACAATAGAAATTATGCCAAATCTACACCAATTAAGATAAAACCTAATAGAAAGAATAAAAGAATTGAATAGCTATACTAATGACATCACTTACAAGAATATCAGATCTATATTGAATAAAACTATTTATTTAGTTCATGAAATCATTGATATCATTCGTTTATGCTATGTCAGCATTAAGATCCATTGTTTAAAGAAAAGATAATAATTATAAAATTACACAAAACATTTACCAAAGCTCTTAAAGAAACGCATATATAATTATATTTACAGTCATAAAACTTAATAAATAAACATAAAGTAAACACTATTAATATTATTGGCTTGTTTATTGGTTAAGAACTACCTAGTCAGAACATATAAATTATATATTTGCTATATATACAAACAGAATACGAACAAACCCCCACGCATCGTTGCGTGAATGTTAGCCTACCCATCTTAACTGAGGGGGCAAGTCTCTAAAGGCTTTAAAAAAGGTACTAGATTTTACATAAAAAAAAAGTAGCATAATAAATAGCAGTGGAGATTTTTAACGAATGAAAAAAAAGAAGAATAAGAAGGTTACAAAGCCTCAAGTAAGCGTGATGAGTGTTTTATTAGGTGAGTTACCAGATAGGTCTCCTGTGGTACAAAATTCAGGAAAAAACCTAGTATCTGATCGTAGTGTCGCTAGAGTTAATGACTATCTCAAGGGTAATCAAAAAGATGACGCATGAACACGATAACGATTCCGTATAAGCCTAGAGAATTACAACAACAAGTTCATAAGAACTTAAAAAGATTTAATGTATTAGTATGTCATAGACGTTTTGGTAAAACAGTGCTGACAGTCAATGAGCTGATTAAGAAGTGCTTACAATGTCCTCTACCAAGACCTCGCTATTATTATATAGCACCGACATACAGTATGGCGAAAAGAATAGCTTGGGATTATCTCAAGTATTACACTTCTGTTTTGCCGAATATGGATTATCACGAGACCGAACTAAGAGCTGAACTCCCTAATGGAGGCAGAATACAACTACTTGGTTGTGAACGACCACAAACCCTCAAAGGACTTTATATCGATGGCGTAGTCTTAGACGAGGTTGCCCAAATGCCTCCGAAGATGTGGACTGAAGTAATACGACCAGCCTTATCGGATAGAGAGGGTTTTATGATTGCGATTGGTACTCCTCAAGGTCATAACTCTTTCTTTGATCTGTATAATCATGGTATGCACAATGATGGTTGGTATGCTACAAAATTTAAAGCATCAGAGACAAAGGTCGTCAAAGAAGAAGAATTAGCGGAAGCAAAAAAATTGATGCCTCCTGAAATATACGAGGCAGAATACGAGTGTAGTTTCGAAAGCTCCGCAATCGGAGCTATATACTCACAAGGTCTTAATAAGGCAGACGAAGATGATAGAGTAACATCTGTACCTTATGATCCTACGTTAAAGGTATCTACCTTTTGGGATTTAGGAATGGCAGATAAAACTGCTATATGGTTTGTTCAACAAAAAGGAACTGCAATACACCTTATTGATTATTTTGACGATAGTGGCGAGTCATTAGAATACTATGCTTCTATCCTACAAGATCGAGGATATGTGTACGACACACACTACCTTCCTCATGACGCCAATGTCCGAGAAATCGGAACAGGTAAATCACGAGTAGAAATCGCACAGAGTTTAGGTCTATCGACCAGTATTGTACCTAAGATGAGTATAGACGATGGAATTAACGCAGTCAGAATGACATTATCACGATGTTGGTTTGACTTTGAAAAGACAAAAGAAGGATTAGATGCCCTAAGACAGTATCGTTGGGCAGTCAATGATAGAGGAGAAAGCAAGAATAGACCACAGCACGATTGGACATCGCATAGTGCTGACGCATTTCGCTATTTATGTACTGGATTACAGGAAACGAAAAACTGGTCATCGCAGATTAACTATCCGAAGCTAGGAATTGTATAATGAAATTAACAAAAGAAAGATTAAAAGCACTTATATCGCAAGAGATTACAAACTCTCTTGGTTTTTATGGGGGTGAGTTATCTTCGCAACGTAAAAATGCACTAAAATTTTACTTAGGAGAGCCTCTCGGTAACGAAGTAGAAGGTCAATCACAAGTCAG